GGTGCTGGAGGGGTTTCTGGTTGTTCGTATCGTTGAGGTTCTTCTTCTTTTATAGGTACAAGCTTATGAGGTTCATAGCTCATAGGCTCATACGCTGGAACTCCTCCAGGGCATAAGATCATATTGCCTTTTGGATCGTTATCGATCAGGGCATCGTTTTCAATACTTCGCCTTGCCTTTACACAAGGCATTTCAATAATTGGAAACCCTATAGGGACATTAACTGGTACGTTCGGAGCATTAATAACAGGCGCATTGATGACATAAGTATTAACAGGCTCGACTCCAATAGCAGGAATCTCAACTTTAGGAATCAAAATCTAGGTAATCCAATTGCTTTCTTCTGTTCGTTCTTTTGCTGTGCAGGACTTAACGCTCCAGTAGGAAGAGCAGGGCCAGATAAGCCAGGTAATTTAATTGCACCCATTACCTTTTCCATTGCTTTATCTTGAAGCATTTTTTGATTATCCTCATTTGTAATCCATAGATAACCAAACACCCCGCCACCAGTGATTGCTGCTACAAGCACAAAAGAAATTACACTAATAATGTTTAGGATTTTTTGCATGGTAAAAGAAGCTATTTTAAAAGCTATTGCTCATACAACTCTAATCCTTTTTATGGGTTTAGTCGGTTTGCTACCGTTACATCTGTTGTTACAACAGCAAATTGAACTAAATCATCTCAGGACCAAGGAGCACCAACTTTTTCAGCCGGAGTATTAATTAAATCAATTTCAGCTTTCAACCTGTTTTCAATTGCCGTAACTTCTGTTGCTCCAACTGCTGTTTTAACCCATTCCAAGCATTTTTCTTTAGTTACGCTATTAAAAGCGATAAAATCACTTGGCAAAGATGAAGGCTCAGTAAAATCGACTTGACCAGTTGCTCTTGCTTTTTCTGTACCTCCGTCCATTCCTTTTACTCTGTAAACAATGGTGGAAATAAACCCGTTGGAAACGTTTGACAACATTTGAGATTCATTAATTTCCCACGTATAGGAGTAAGCCATTTTTAAAAACCTTTTTTAAATAGTTTAATACTTTTAAGTAGCAGGAGCACCAATAAGTTTTTCAAGCACTTTTAAAGCACCTTGATCTTCCATAATTGGTTGCGTTAAAGCTTGCCCCTCTTCTTGTAGTTGTTTGATTTTAGCCTGTATTTCTTGAACTTTAGCAATATTAGAATCAAGTCTTTCTTTAACTTCTATTCGTTCTTCTTCAAGTGTTGGCATTTGTTTTTTATATGTTTACGTACTATAGGGTCAACTATAAACATTATCAAGATAGACTAAGCGGTTTCCAACGCCTCAACACGTCCTACTAATTCTTTCATTGCTGCAGTTAATAAGGGAACAAGTTTTGAGTGATCGATACCTTGCATTTCAGTTCCATCTTTTTCACCTGAAACGGCTTCTGGAACAGCAGGTGTAACTTCATGTGCAAAGAAACCATCAAGAGTTTTACTGGAATTAGCTTTAAAATTAAATCTATAAGGCTTAAGTGTTTTTAATCTTGTAATTCCGTCAGATATAGCAACTTCGTTTTCTTTTAATCGGTAATCAGAGCTAGTACTGTAAGTTGTAGTACTGTCATTAGTTTCTATATAACCAACTTGACCATTTGGATTCTTAAATTCACAAAGTTTTTTTCCATTAGTTGAAGATGTTGCAACTGAGACACCAAGGCTACTTCCTTCGTTTACTTGGAAAGGTGCAGAACCATCGTTGTTTGTTCTATTGACAAGCAATCCGGTCGAATGGGAACGGAACTTTTCTGAACCGTCGTGAAAAACTTGAACGTCTCCGTTTTTTTCACAATGAATGGCATTTTCATAGGCACCACTTCCAACACCACAACCGATCAGTACGTTACCACTCCAAGAAATAATCCTTGCATACTCGTCTGATCCATCTAGGAATAAAAGACCAGCTTGTTGAGTCGCACTACCAGATCGATTGAGTGTTAGTTGGTATCCTCCGTCGTCTGTTATTGTGCAGCCGTCGCTGGTGGTTTGCAGCTTGGTTACATTGTCGTAATATAAGGAAACGGCCCCATCTTTAACAGCATGAATCATTCCATGACCATTTGTTTTATCTTCTAACCAAAAAGTATCAGATTGAATTTCTAAATTACCAGTTGAATTTTGAATGTAAGACTTGGAGCTGTCGTGAAAGATAGAAAAGTCCCCGCCCCCCCCGAAAACAGCCTTAGCATTATCCGCAAACTCAAGGGCACCGTCTGACTTATCCCAGACCGCATTCTTTGAACTATCACCAGTAAAGGTTACATCTTCATTGAAATTACTGGCAGCATCAACATCAATACCACCAGCCAACGTGAACAAATTTATCCAGGCGTTATTAGCAGCATTCCGAATTTTGAAAATATTTGTATTTGTATCAGCCCAAAATTGATAGGCGACTTTTCCAGAACTCGGTTCCGTACTTCCTGAATGATTTGACCATAAAGCGGCATATTGTCCATTAATGTCACTTCTTACAGCCGAGCCTGTACCGTTTGCAACGACTCCATCAGCTTGCGCCATTTTCTAACTCATACATATTGTTAGCAGTATTCTATACTGATTTGCCGTAACCTACCGCCGACCACGTAAAACTCCTATCAACTGCGGCATTACTTGAATTTTTAAATGTCACAACAAAAGAACTACTGCTAACCGTTCCCATTTCGATATAATCACCGCTTGCAAGATTACTGACATTAATACCAATTGAAGGTAAGTAAGCGTTCGTACCGCCTAAACTACCAGTTCCCGTAAAGAAGCTTTTAGAAAAATTGACTGTCTTGCTACCTGCTCCAGAGGAAATTGCTCCAGTGCTTTGTTCTTGTCTTCTTTGAAGTGTTGCCGTGTAACCTAATTCATCAATAAAAATATTTTCATCTGTGTTATTACTTGTAAGTATCGTTTTAAAATCAAAGCCTCGGCCTATAAATGTTCCATTAATAAACTCTTTCCAACCTGACCAGCTAGCACCACCAGAAGCAGGATCATCATCTGTTGCTCTAAAATATAATTTTGCATCTACATCTGGTATTACACCACCATCCCAATCTGCCATCGCGTCAATATCTGCAATTGCATCAAATTCAGCAGATGGAGTATATCCTCTCGTTACAAAATGACGTTTTAAATCAAGTGAGAATTTAGCTCCTAAATCTAATTTATCAGCAAAGGTATATGATCCTTCATTATCAACTGGACCAGAAATATCAAAATCAACCATTGCATCAACATCAGCAACAGCATCAAAGGAAACAGTACCTTGTAAAGTTAAAGCGTCAAAATCTGAATCGTAATAAGTATCTGAATGAGTCCCTTGAAATGGTGGAGTGTCTCCATCTTCTCGCCTTGTTTGAACAGCTAAGGCCCCAATCGGATCAGGTAAATCAATAACAATCGAAGCAGCACTTGATAATCTTCCGCCTGAATCCTCAAACGCCAAGAAAATCTCACCTTCAATCGCTGGAATAGTTGCCTCGGTCTGTCCTCCCGCCTTTGCAGCAATGAGCGTTACAGCATTTGAAAATGTTGCTGTGCCATCGGTTTTATTGCTATGCCTGAACACGCAACGCCCACCCAATCTCACATCTAAATCTGTTGTTCTATCCCATGTCAATCTGCCTGTATTAGCGTTAATTGCTTCAAAAAATAGATTAGTTGGTGCGCTTGGAATTGCTGTCCTTCCTATGGCTGAAAAAGTTAAAAGACCCGGAACAGTTGATGAAATACCCATACTACTAATCGCAAATACTCTTATTTCATAATCACCAGCAGTAGCATCAAGAATTTCATAATCAGGTCTTGAAAAAAGCTCAGTCGAAACAAAATTATCATCTCCTTTCCTCCATTGAACTCTGTAGTAACTAGCTCTTTTAACTGCTTTCCAGCTAAGAATAATTTTTACTTTTGCTTGACTATCTTCTTCATAAAATTGCTCCGTAACGGATAAATCACCAGGAGAATCAGGAGGAGAATTTAAAATACTTACATTCCTTGTTGGAAGTTCTGAACCGTCCTCTACATATGCATATTTTCCAGAGTTGTAAGCCAAGGCCGTCACACTGTAGCTAATACCTTCTTCCTCTATAATTGATATAACGCGCCATTGAGTTGTCTGAACTGTATCGTTTTGCAAAATCCAAATTGAATTACTATTTGGAGCAGAACTAAAAGCAGAACTGACAGTAATCGCTGCTCCTGATATTCCACTTACTGTTTTTGTTTCGACGGAACCATCAGGAAGGACAACAGAAAGCGTTGGGTTGTTTGTTGTTGGTAAATCTGTGTCGTCTGTGTCGTCTACAGTTACAACTGTTGTTGTTGCCGATTTGATCAATCCACCACGACGAACTCCAGCCCTGACAGGATCACTGATTTCTATAACTGCGCCCGGACGAATCAAGACACCCGCTGATATTCCAATTGAAAAAGTGCAGATTTCTGACTCTCGTTGCTCGGTATAGAGAAGCCAACGACCTAATCGCGCCGCCTGACCTCTTGATGTACAAAAAAGGCTCCTTACCTGTTTAACAATTGCGCCATATTTTGTTTTTGCCGTACTATCAACAACTTCCTCATAATCTATTTCTTGCGTTTCCATATCGAAATAGCCGCAATTAACAACGTTATGACGAGTTTTTAATGATGAACCTGAATAGGTAAAGCCGCCTTCTCCCACATTGGCGAGCGTAAAGAGATAACTTGCATCTTTTGGTGAATCCTGGGAGATAGTGAGTGCTCCTTCACTCCAGAAAGGCATACAACGCATCACAGAACAAAGATCATTAATTAATCGGTATGCGTCGACTTGCTGTTGAACAACTCCATTAACAGCGAACCTTGGTTCAGTTCCTCCTTTACCATCATCAACACTTGCCCCACAATATTGCGAAACAGCATAAAAATCATATTTAGATAGTTGACTAGCTGAGATATGAGCACCAGTACCATATCTAGTGTTTATAAGTAGCTGATGCAGCAGCCAGCTCGGATCCGTACACCATTCGGGGTCTGTTTTAAATGATCCGTTCCAACTTCCTGAATAACTAATAGCTCCCGTCGTTGAGTCAACTGTTCCATTTGAAGGTATTGGAACCTTTAACCCTCGAACACGATATGAACGACCTGGAATATAAGGGAACTGCTCAGCATCAAACCGTAAAGCCACATAAGCCGTATTTGGGTAGGTACTTCGCACAAATAAGATTTCTGTATAAGAAGCCCAATTAAACGCATTAAATATTTTAGGGTCGGTATTATCTGGAGCTGATCGTTGTACTGTGACCGTTAAAGGCTGAACACTAGAACTCTCATTGAAAGTTATTAAATAGTCTTTGAAATATGCGCTTGCAGTTCTACCAGTAATTGCATCATTAACAATTGGTGTTTTTACCGTTCCATCGTTATCTGTAATTTTAATTGTGACGCTAGTCGAATAACCTGAAATGCTTCCATCATCCTCAAATTTTTGTAATCTTGGTACACTAATTGTTACCCTAACGGCATCAATCCCACTTGTTAAAGTTCTTGAAACAGATGAAGAATAAGTGACAGGACTATTAACAGCAAATTCAGTTTCAACATCATTAATTCCGCCTATAAATGTTTGACTAGATGTACCAAAACGAGGTGTAAACTCTATATTTTCAAAGTTATAATCTGTATCTTGCAAACTTGTTACATCTGCTGATTGTTTAAGAATTTGAGTTTTATTTAAGTAAACATCTTTTAATGCTGCAATCGTATAATTTTCCGTTCCTTTTGTGTAAGCCGCTGCACTTGGAAAACCTTCAATCTCCCCCTCCCCTAGGATCTCAACGAAAGTTGCGAATTGCTTACTACCTAATGCGTCCTTTGATAAGGTTGGATTCGTTATAGGTGGGCTTGTGTTTAGATTAGCAAGACTTGCTTTGGCTCGTATAAAATCACCAAACATTACGCAGTACCTTTAACTTGAACAGTGTCTACACCTGCGCTAACAATAACGGAACCAGTAAAGATTTCACCGAAAATTAAACTAACGGGAATACCAGCACGACTTACATTTTGCACACCGCTAAATGAATAATTACTTTGCGGATCTAATGCAGCTATCCCCGCAGGATCGTTAACACTGCTGACAAGGCTACTACCAATCACAGGAAGTTCTGGCGTTGGCGTCAGCATTTGAGAAACGCCACCTAAAGCAAGACTAGCCCCGATACCTCCTAAAACAGTTGAAACGGGAACAGTCCCAGCACCTAACAACCCAATGGTTGCTCCACCTGTGATCCCTCCTAGTCCAATTAATGCTGCACCAGTAACTACCTTTCCGACAGGAGAACTTACAACACTTTTAACAGCTCTCCCAACATTTTTAACAGTTTTCCCAACAGATCTTACAGCACCACCAACAGCTTTTCCAAAAGTTCTGGCAGCACCTCTAGCACCAATAGCAACAGGAACAATCCTTATTTCTTCTGTTTGACCAATCGGATAGTTTAATTCTTCCTCGCCGATGTTGTAATTACCAACAAAAATTTTATAGTGTTGATCCTGCATATGTTTTTCAACACTAGGCCAATTAGCAACTAAAAAGCGTCCGACTTCCGCAACATTAGAAATATCAGCTAGGAAAGTACCTGTTTCCCAATCAAGAAACTTTTTTAAAGTTCCATACACTTTAATTTTACGCAGCATGGCGATACCTCCGAACAGTTGCATCAATCAAAAACTGATTGTATAAATCGCGAGAACTTAAACGTCCCGCCATGTGATGGATCACCATTTGTTCACCAATGTAAATTCCGCAATGGTCAGGATCAGGGCCGATAAATTTCATCAACAATAAATCACCCGGTAGCATTTCTTTATTATCGTCTATTTCTACGAAATTACTTTGCGGTATTAATTTTTCAAATATGCCATTAGTTAATATTTCTTCTGATCTTTTTGGTCTTTTCCAATCTTTAACGGTTAACCCTTTTCCAGCAAAATAATCAATAACTAATTTCCAACAGTCACTCGCTCCCCAGGTCCATTGGCGACCAATTAAAGGTGCTATATATCCTGTTGGTTTGAAATCATGCCACTGCTCAGTATGTGGGTTAACAATATAAAATGGTAAACCTAAATGCTCACAACTAGATAAATCAACTTGGCTAGGTTGCGGCGATGAAAATGGGTGTGAGTGAAACACACCGACCAATTCCCCGGCGTCTTCTGCCTTCATCCAGTCATCGGGTGACAAACAAAAACCATCAGAAGGATCATCTGCAATGTTTTCACAAGGCCAATATTTTTCTCTACCTTTAACAATGCAAATAAGACCACATACTTCTTCTGTATTTGTCTCTTTTGCATGAATTAATGCTGATTTTTTCCAGTTCATAATTAAATATAAGTACCAACACCGGGAAAATCAGTCCGGGTTATTTGACGTAAAGGAACACGAACATTAACGAGATCAAAAGCAGCGCAACATTCCCATTCAACGATGTCTCTGTTTTCTACCACTTTGCGATCTAAAAAATATATTTCTTCGGGGAAGGCCGCGCTTGGGTCCGGCGTTCCATATGGGTTCGTACCCCCTGAAAAGTTAGCTGCGTCGATATATCTAGCTAGTGTTCTAATCCTTATTAATTTTGCCCCATTTAAGTCGTTCCCTGCCGTTGTAGCGTTAACGGTTGCGATATAACTTGTAATAGTTCCGAAAATATTTGAAACCCTAATTGTTGGTCTTGGAAGGGTTCCTTTTCCAGAATATTCAAAACCATCACATTCAATCGGGAAACGTTCATAAGCATTACCAGCCCAAACGACTTCACCATTAGCATTCATGTTTGCCCCGTTATGAAATCTATAAACCGTCGTTGCACCGTGAAGAGTACTATCAAGCGTCAAAGTAAATAGTTCAATAATGGAACTAGGGTTGACTTTTTGTAGCTCACTTACAGGAATTGCCATTTATGGTTCAAATACTTCTCTAAAATTAGCAGTGATAGTATTTACATTTGCATAGGTGTGAGTCCTATTCCATTGGTCACAAACCCATTTATAAGAAGTTGAATCATCTAACGGAGTCCAATCAAAAGCTTCAGCTCCAGCTCTTGCCTCAAAGAAAGCTTCAATTTTATCAGCATCACTGTTATCTTTAGCAGTCCAAGAAAGTGACCATTGTTTAGGATCTTGATTTAAGCCAAAATTAACACGTTGTTCATATCCGTCTCCCATTTGGACCACACGCGTTTTAAATCCACTGTTGCGTACAGCACCAAAATCAGGAGTTGTACCACCTGTGCTAGTTCCAACAGTCGAGTCATCAAAAGTAGCCATAATTAAACAGGGTTAAGGAGTCCTCCAGGTCTAGATTGTTTTAGCAATTCAGATTGAACAGCGACACCGATTAGTCTGCCCAATATTTTACCGTCTTGTTCGCTGCCTTCAACTGCTGTGCCTGATGCATCAACATTAACCACAATATCGCCAACACCTGATCCAGAAGCTTCAACACCTAACCTGCCTTGACTATTGCGACGCAGGGGCATTATGGCTTCACTACCTGCTTCCCCTAAGAGGCCAATGCCATTCTTAAAGGGGAATATATGGGGAGAGTGAACGACACCTCCTTTAGAAAAAGGTACAATTCCGTTTTGAGCGTAAACATTACCCTTTGCATTTGGAAATAAGCTTCCAAGTAAGCCTCCAGTTGCCTTCGCTAAAGGCTGAGTGATTGATCGCTGTATTTGAATCCTAATCATCTCTCTAATAATATAATCTGCGAAATTTTTAAAATTTAATTTCCCCGTCATCACGTAATCCACCAAAGCGTCTTCCATTCTTTTGAAAGCATTTACAGTTACATCTCGCATTTGGTCGGATACACTTTTAATAGTCTTTAAATAAGAATTAGCACCTTCTTGCATACCTGCCCAAACTGATTTACCTGTTTCACCTAATTCCTTTCCTCCTTCAGCAATATCATCTTGCTTTCCATCAATATCTTGAAGAACTCTAAATAAATCAACATTTGCATCATTTAATCTATTAACAGCACCCCTCCTTATTTCCATTAATTCGTTATATCTTTGTGTATCAAGAGCAGTTCCACGCCCTTTATGATATTTTAAATCTTGATCTATTTGTGTAATCGTTAATTCAGCAGCAACAACAGCTTTTCGGGCTGCTCTTAATGGTCCTGCTTCTGCAAACGCTCTTACTTTTTTTGCAAGTTTATCTAACCATTTAATGCTACTTGTCGCCATATCTTGAAAAGCTGCACCAATTGGACGCAATAAGGCTCCTACATTATCTTTAAGACTACTTAAGGCGGTTTGCAATCTATCTCCTGCCGCTGCTGGCAATTCTGCTAAGATTTTTGCGTTTTCCCCATATTTTGCAAACAAGGTTTCTGAGAATTTAATAAAGTCATCTAACGTCACCTTGCCTTGCTCTAAAGCTTTATCTAGTTCAGCAGGAGTCTTGCCCATCGACTGAGCAAAGATCGTGAACGCACCAGGCAATCTTTCACCAAGCTGTTGTCTAAGTTCTTCAGCACTAACCTTCCCTTTACTGAAGACCTGGGCAGTCGCAGTCATCGCTGACTTCATATCTTCTAGACTTCCACCTGTACCTCTAATACCAGAAGCAATAGATTTAAATACCTTTTCAGCATCTTCTACGCTATGCCCTGCACCTTTAACAGATGCAGTTAAGG